CAGACCGATTAAAGTAAGCGAAAGGATGCCAGCACCGGGGATATATCATGTGATAGGCACAGAGGTAAATGGTAGTAGGCGTATTGAGAGCGCGACGTTTGAAGATGGATATTACGATGATCCTGGATTCGAGATTGAATATTGGTTAGAAGAATTTGAGATGCAGACCATCAACAGGGATAAGGTAATTCGAGATGATATAAAAATACCAGATGATCTACCGGATACTATTGAAGAGGCTTATCAAGATGGATATAAAGATGCCCTCTGTTCCCTTTCTTTGCCTGAGTTGAGTGAGGATGAGATAGATAAACTAATCAGTAAAACAGAGGATGAACATCCGTATAAAGAAACTGGGAATAGAGATAGTTATAGTGAATATAACGAAGGGTGGACGGATGCGTGTGACATATTGGGCGAAAGATTCAAAGCAGCACTCAAACAATTAACCAATAAGAAATAGAGACATGAAAACAGCAGACAAAATAAAAGTAAGGGATGCTTATTATTTTGTGTATTACACATTAGAGGGTGTATTAATGGGTAGATACATACTACTAAACTAAAAGCAAGTACCTGATTAATGAGACGAGGATTTTTCAATACCGAACAGACAAAGATGGCCAGCCGTTCCGGCAAGCATTCCCTGAGCTGTGCAGCTTGTGGATTGTATAAAGATTGCCGAACACCCCGTATGGATCCATATGGTGAAAACCAGCGCAACATTCTTGTAATCGGTGAAGCTCCTGGTGAAACCGAGGACCGACAGGGTAAGCCCTTCGTAGGCAAGACAGGTCAACTGTTGCAGAAAACCTTTGCCGAACAGGGTATAGATCTGTTCAGGGACTGTTTGGTGCTGAACGCTGTTAATTGCCGCCCACAGGACAACGACACCCCTACGGACCACCAAATTGATTGCTGCCGAGTAGTCAAGGTAAACAAAACACTAAAAGAATACAACCCAAGGGCCATTGTATTAGTAGGTAACATTGCACTGCGTAGCTTTTTGGGGGGTCGGTGGAAGCGTGATCTGCATGGCATAAACACATGGAGAGGCATGCGGTTCCCAGACCAAGAATATGGTGCGTGGGTATTCCCCATATGGCACCCATCGTATGTAGAGCGACGGGATCGTGATCGGGAGTTTATGACTATCTGGAACCAGGACATCGAGAATATACGTACCCACTACAACGACGACCTGCCCAAACACAAAAAGCCAAAGATCGAGATCATTGAAGATCTCACCCTGTTGGACGAAATACAAAGTGGTATGGTGAGCATAGACTTTGAAACCACTGGACTCAAGCCCCATGCCCCAGGACACCGTATAGTTTCAGCCTCGGTAAGCCCCGACAAGGACACAGCCTATGCATTCTTGATGCCTAAAACTCGCAAGAAGAGACGTCCTTTTCTGAACTTATTGACTAATAATCAGGTGACTAAGATGGCACACAATATGAAGTTTGAACAGGCTTGGTCGATGTATCGACTTGGAGTTGAGATAAATAACCTGGGATTTGACAGTATGTTGGCTGCCCACCTGTTAGACAATCGTCCTAATATCACATCGTTAGCGTTTCAAGCATACCTGTATTTAGGTATAATGGAATATGATCAAGAGGTAGGCCAATACCTCAAAAGTGTGGAGAGCAAAAACGGAAACAGCCACAACCGCTTGGAAGAGTTTATAGAGGCAGGTGGTGAACGGCCTACTCTGATATACAACGGTATGGATACTATTGTGCAGTATCGTATTGCTGTGGAGCAGATAAAAATAATGAACTATGACTTTTTACCTTTCTGATGAATCTACATCCTAATACTAACGATGCCTACCGACTGTTACACAATGGGACCTTGGCTCTGATGCGTGCCGAACAACAGGGCATGCGTGTTGACATGGATTACATAGAATGCACCACAGAACAACTAACCCAACAGATTGATGAACTAGAAGTCCAATTGAAGAAGACCAAGTTTTTCCGTCATTGGCAACACTCCAGAGGCAACCGAGCCGTCAACATTAACAGCGACGTTCAGCTTGGTAACTATATCTATAATCGGCTTGGGTTGACACCTGTTAAACTGACCGATTCTGGACGGGGTGCTGTGGATGAGGAAAGCCTGTTGGCCTTAGAAATACCTGAGCTGGAATCAATTATCAAGATACGCAAAATGCGTAAGAACCGGGACACTTACCTAGGAGGATTTGCCCGGGAGCAGGTGGATGGTTACGTGCACCCGTTTTTCCACTTGCACTTTGTGCGTACGTACCGCAGCTCGTCAGATCGTCCTAACTTCCAGAACATACCCAAGCGTGACAAAGAGGCCCAACGTATTACACGACAGGCTCTATACCCACGTCCGGGACACCAGCTATTGGAATTTGACTATGGTGCTCTTGAGGTGCGTATAGCAGCGTGTTATCACCAAGACCCCAATATGTTGAAGTATATCCGAGAGGGGCACGATCTGCACGCCGACATGACCCAGCAGATATTCAATATCAACAAGTACGACAAAGCCACTGACGGACATGCGTTTTTGCGTTCGGCTGTAAAGAACGGATTTGTATTCCCACAATTCTACGGAGACTACTATGGCAATAATGCTGTAGACATCAGCGGTAATAAGTGGTGTGGTTTAAAAGGAGAACGATGGAAACCAGGACAAGGTGTGGGATTTGAAGGGGCTCACATATCAGACCACCTGATTAGTCATGAGTTGGGATCGTTGCAAAAGTTCACCGACCATCTAAAGGACATCGAACAAGACTTCTGGGAAAACCGTTTTCCAGACTATGCTGCTTGGAAACGTCGGTGGTGGGCAGCGTATCGTAAGTTCGGCTATATAGACATGAAGACTGGATTCCGGTGTTCAGGACTAATGGAACGCAACGACGCCACAAACTATCCCATTCAAGGCAGTGCGTTTCACTGTCTGTTGTGGTCTTTTATAGAACTGGACAGGTTGATGCAATTGGAAAAGTGGGACACCCGTTTAATCGGACAGATACACGACGCCATTATATTCGATGTGAATCCTGCTGAGCTAACCCATGTCATAGAAACAATACGCCGAGTAACAACCCAAGACCTACCCCAAGCGTGGAAATGGATTAATGTACCTCTAGAAGTTGAAGGTGATTTGTTCCCCATTGATGGGTCTTGGGCAAGTGAGTCAATAGAAGTTTAAAAATTTTCCGTATAATAAGTAAAAGCCCGTAAATATGTCACTGTACAAAAAATATCGTCCACAAGCACTCAAGGACATAGTAGGAAATGTTGAAACGGTTTCCAGTCTAAGTACCATGTTGGAAAATAACGAATTACCCCATGCCATCTTACTCAGTGGTCCTACGGGCTGCGGCAAGACCACCGTAGCCCGTATTTTAGCCACCGAGTTAGGAGCCGAAGGGCTGGACCTGCAAGAATTGGACACTGCTGATTTCAGAGGCATCGACAAGGTCCGTCGTATCAGGGAAGTAGCTGTGCTCAGCCCCATGAAAGAAGTTCGGTTGTTTATACTGGACGAGTGTCACAAACTCACCAACGAGGCACAGAACGCTCTGTTGAAAATACTTGAGGACACCCCCAGGCGTGCTTATTTTATACTTTGCACCACCGAGCCGGACAAGTTGTTAAAGACAATATTAGGACGATGCCTACAGTATGAAATGCAGCTTCTCGAAGACAAGCAAATGCGCATGCTGCTGAAGCGGGTGCTACGAGACGAGGAGGAACACCTGGAGGATGAGGTACTAGAAGTTATCATTGAAACTTCCCAGGGACATCCTCGCAATGCTTTGCAGACTTTGGAGAAGACTCTCAGTGTGCCCAAGGGTGATCGTCTAGAGACGGCAAAAACAGCACAATACATTGAAACGCAAAGCATAGAACTTTGTAGAGCTCTAATGGACCCCAGAAGACACTGGAACCCCGTACGTGAGATACTGAAGGGATTAAAGAACCAGGAGCCAGAGGGTATACGTCGACACGTCATGGGATATGCCCAATCGGTGTTGTTGAATAAAGATAACGAACAGGCCGGATTAGTTCTGGAAATGTTTCAGGAGCCATTTTATAACACGGGCTTCCCAGGATTAGTGTTTGCCTGTTATAGTGTAATAAAGGCTTAGGAGTGTGGGACTTTCTATCAGATCAGGGATCGTGATAGTCATGGCTTACGGGTTTGACATGCCCACACTCCTTTTTACGTTCTTTGAAGAAGCGAAATCCAACTGGTCTGACGGTGAGTGAGATATCCAATCCGTGCCCGCAGCTCTGGTCAGGGGAGTCCTCAGTGAAACGGGGATTGTTTCACTCCCCTGTTTTTTGAAACTAACAAAACCAAGATATGAACAAGTACGAACAAGACATGTATATCGACGAGGATGCTTTGGACATGGAATGTCTCGAGCAACCCGCTTTGACTGTTCGGTACAGCGTAATGCTGTCCGATGCCAAGCGTGTTCGCGATCAGGCCAAGGAGGCAATGGAACTCACATTTGCCGAATTGGATTTGAAAATACGTGAAGACCCAGACGAGTACAACCTCCCAAAGATCACCGAGGGAGCAGTAAAGAGTGTTATTCTGATGCAAACGGAATACAAGAGAGTACAGAAGATTTACCACAATGCCAATCATGAGGTCAATGTACTAAATGGAGTTATGGAGGCCATTGGCCACCGCAAGTCCATGATCGAAGGCCTCATAAAGCTGCACGGGCAAAACTATTTTGCCGGACCCAACGTACCCCACGACCTAGGACAGTTACGCAAACAACGAGAACAGAAAATACAGACAGGAATAAACAAATCATTAAGACGCAAAAGAAATGGCTAAAAAGAAAACCAGGAGCTCTTTCAGCTTCAGTGGACGTGTGTCCACAGGAATCCACAAGGAAAAGGAGAAGTTCGCATCGTTCAGTTATCTGAAATTGCCGGAAGGCATGAAAGCACTCAAAATCGAAGAGCGCAACTATATGCTGGACATATTGCCGTACATTGTTCAAAACGAGAACCACCCCGAACGTAGTGACGAACACCAGCTTGCCCGCCCAGGAGATCTGTGGTGGCGCTTCCCGTTCCGTATCCACAAGGACATTGGTCCCAACACAGAACGGGTGGTGTGCCCCCGTACATTCAATCAGCCGTGCCCCATCTGTGAATATGCAAAACAGCGTCGTGAGGAGGGAGCCGAAAAGGATGAATTGAGTGCTCTTTACAGCAAGGGCAGGTATCTGTATGCCGTCATTCCCATTGACAACAAGAAACTGGATGAGGAGATTATGATCTGGGATTATTCATATTCCCTATTCGAAAAGCAACTCGACGAGGAGTTGGAGAACGATCCCTCAAATGACCGCTTCCCAGGCTTGGAAGATGGGCTCACCCTAGAGATCCGGTTCCGTGAAGAGAAGTACGGTAACGGCAGCTACTGGGAAACCAGCCGAATAAACTTCCTGGAACGGGACAGTGTATATGGCGAGGATATCCTGGACCAAGTTCCTGAACTTGGCGAGTGTCTCAAGGTACTCAGCTACAAAGAACTGGAGAGCATGTTCCATAATATGGGTGATATCCCTGAAGAGGAAGAAGGCACCGAGGAGGAAGAACCTGAGGCTCCAAAGGCCTCAGGGTTCCGTAAGCCAAAAACCAACAAGAGGAGGCCTGTCGATGAGGAGCCCGAGGAGGAAGAGGAGCCCGAGGAGGAAGAAGAGGATTATGAACAGGAGGAACCTCCGGCACAACCACCGAAGAAAACAGGACGAACCCGTGGCAAGAAAAAGACCACAGAGGATGAGTGTCCCCACGGATATGAGTTCGGTACGGACAATGACACCCAACCCGAATGTGAAGACTGTGACGTGTGGGACAGTTGCAACGAAGCCTCCAAAAAACGATAACACACCATGTCAGACAAAAACGACCAATACCACGTAGTCTACACTGATGCGGAAACTGCTGAACACATAGAGCTCTATTGTATAGTATACGATATTCACAAGAGCGTGCTCATCAGAGGAATAATCAGTGATTGGCTAGACCACAGAATATCCAAGGAGGGACTGATCAAAATGATGGTCAGTCATATAGAACGTGAATGGGAAACCTATCAACTCCAACAAGCTGTGGGTAAACAGGAGCCTCGCTCCAGAAGTGAGTTCTTACGGGCTATGGAGTTGAAATATCGTGGTAAGTTGAAAAACTCCATCAATGAGATAATGAAAATTCTAATACATGAGAAGGACTAAGGAACAACCCATATCTGCACAGGTGAAAGGTAAGGTATCAAAGTCTATCCCCACCAAAAAGAAGACCATTGGAGATGTAGGAAGTATGATCTCCACAGGATCCACCTTATTGGACTTGGCCATAAGCGGTACTCGTATTGCAGGAGGAGGGATCCCAGGTGGTATAATAGTTGAAATATTCGGACCCAGTGGATCCGGTAAAACCGTTTTGTTATCCGAAGTAGCAGGAGCCATCAAACGTGCAGACGGAGATGTCATGTTTCACGATCCTGAAGGAAGACTCAATGATCAATTTGCAAAGATCTTTGATTTGGATATAGAAACCATAGATTATGCCCGCACCAATACCATCCCTGAAGTGTTTTCCAAGATCCGTAGCTGGAAGCCACGTGGTAATATTAATGGTATAATGGCAGATTCACTAGCAGCATTGTCCACCAATTTGGAGATGAGTAACGATGATGGGGATAAAATGGGGATGCGTCGAGCCAAGGAATTCAGCGAAGAATTGCGAAAAACGGCACGAATATTGGCACAATCAAATATGCTGTTAGTGTGTTCCAACCAACTGCGAGTCAACGTAGGAGCAACATTTGGTCCTAAGTTTACTACACCAGGAGGAGAAGCTATTGGGTATTATTCTTCTCTGCGATTGCAGATCAAACCAACTCTTAAAAACTCCAAGATCAAACGAACCGAAACGGTCAAAGGCAAAGAGGTAATTCGTATAGTAGGTATTACCTCTGAAGTGACCGTTGTGAAATCATCTATTGACAAACCATATCGGACAGCTCCAGTAACCATATTGTTTGACTATGGGATTGATGATATCCGTGAGAATCTGAAATTCATAAAGACGTTCTCAGACGCTAATGTTTATACCATCAGAGGACAAAAGCTGTCCCCATCTTTGGAAAAGTCCATAGACATGGTAGAACGCAACGATCAAGAGGACGAATTGCGTGAAGAGGTGATAGATCTTTGGACTGCTATGGAAGAACGCTTTGAGAGTGACCGTAAAAAGAAGAAGAGATGAATTTGTTTGCACAACTTATGGCTATTGAAGTGGATAGACGAGCAGCTCTATTTTTCATGCTTGTGGGATGTACCAATTGTGTAGTTAGGTGTGTCACCCAAATCCCTCTTAAAGATGTGTTGGATTGGGCTGCCGAAACCAATCACTATTGCTTACCCCTATCAGTCACAAAAGTAATGGACAAAGCCGAAATAAAGAAATTAACCACATACAATTCACCATATGCAAAGGACTCAACACAATGATACACATGCCACCGTGTTAGCCTGTGATCCGTCATTCACAGCTTGGGGATGGGCCATATTACGCAACCACACCGTAATTGATTCTGGATGCATCAAGACTTCCCCAGAAGCCAAGAAGAGAAAAATACGGCAGGGAGACGACCGGGTGCGTCGTACTAGTGAAATTGTACAGACTCTTATGAAGATTGTAGAAAAGTACAAAGTAGATTTCATTGTCAGTGAGCTACCACACTACAGTCAAAATGCAAAATCGGCTATTATGATTGGGGTGGTGATGGGAATATTGCAGACAATGAGTGACGTCGGACACATTCCAATTGAGTGGTACAGTGAGAACGATGCCAAAAAGGCTCTTTTGGGGCGTAATTCGGCGTCCAAGGCCCAAGTGATAGCAGCCGTTAACCAAGCATTTGAAACGACCCTGACAGGCCCAAAATACGTGCAGGAGGCCGTAGCTGATTCATTAGCTATTTACAATGTGGCCACTCTGCAATCACAAACACTTAAAATTTTGTTGAGATGAACTCAAAAGCAGACAAGATAAAAGAATATGAAACCTATACTATCAAATCACTGAAAGTTCTATTGTCTAAGAAATTTGGAGCTGCCACACTTGAGAAGACTTCTGTAGAATTTGAATACCTCTTAGACAAATTTGTAGATGATGTGCATGTACGAGTCACATCTTACATCTTTGGAGTTGAAATGCCAAAAACCTATACCGTATCTGTCATGGTACCAAAAACCTGGTGGCAACATTTGAAGGATGATCATTTTCCAGAGTGGTGGAAAAGACTTTGGCCTGTACAATACAAAGAAATGTACAGAGACGTCACATTCAACCACTGGGCACTGCTACCAGGGTTCGACAAAGTACCTCCTGGATACGAGATACAGATGTTCACAGAACCTTATTTCGACGAACCTGAAATACCAAGAACCAAATCTAACAAAACACAAAAATGAGAAAGCAAATTGAATCGTCCGTAATAGCTGTGAACAAACATCTGAAAGACACAGTAGGTCAGATGACCCTGATAACCCTGTTGCGCAACTGTCCTCCCATATATCGAGAGGATTATGCACGGACACTGTATCGTACAGGTCAGATAACCAAAAGTGAGATGCTGTCAGTCACAACACAAAAAGACAATATAAGTGGCTCCTGATGAGGCCATATTGTTAATACTAGGAATATTGTATCTGTTGTATACTTTTAGGAGGAATCCTCACGACGACAGGAGAGAAAAATAAAAAACTTGTAACCATGCAAATGAGAATCGAAATCAGAAAAACCAAGACTTTTGCCAACTTGGGCAAACCGAAATTCTACTACAGGTTGGTAGGAGCCAACAACGAGATCATGATGTCCTCCCAACCAATCAAACACAAGCGTTCGTGCTTTGATAGTGCAGAGGCTATCAGAGATGCTTTCAAATCCCCTCAGGGAGTGGCCCTTGTTGACAAAACTTTCGACTGATGGGACAAGCCGCCATATTCAAACAGGAATTAAAACGAAGGATCTGCCGTACCCTAGGATTAGATCCCAAACAGGTGCGTAATCTTCACTTGCATCTGACTCCGGATGATGCTATCACAGCAGAGGTGGAAAGGTTCGTATATGACAACGAACTGGAAAAACTGGAGATGGAGATGCGGAGCTTCGTATTGGTACCCACATCAGAACCCACCATAAAGGATGATTAAACAACTCGACATTATAAACTTCCAAAGCCACAAAGACTCGAGCCTACAGTTTGCTCCAGGAGTCAACGTAATCGTGGGGGCCACGGACAGTGGTAAGACTGCCATTCTCCGTGCCCTACGGTGGCTTATCTGGAACCGTCCCAGTGGCGATTCCTTCAGGAGTACGTGGGGAGGACACACCCGTGCTACAGTAGAGTTGGATGATCATCACATTACTCGTCACAAAGGGGATGTAAATTCCTATCTTTTAGACGATCAAACCTTCAAAGCCTTTGGAAACGATGTTCCCGAACCAATCAAGGACCTACTAAATATTGATGACATCAATTTACAGATGCAATTGGATGCTCCTTTCCTGATCAGTGCATCTGCTGGGGAGACGGCTTCGTATTTCAACCGAATTGCCCACCTTGATCAAATAGACATCGGATTGAAGAATCTGCAGGGGTGGTTGCGCAAGCTATCAATACGCCACGAGGAGGACACAGAGAGGATACAGGAGCTACAACAAGCCCACAAGCGATACGACTATATCCCAAAGTTTGAAGCCCGATTGGAGGTGTTGGAATCAATGCAAGGTGAGAAGAACCACATTGGTGCACAATTCCAGAAACTGACCAGTGCCTTAAATGAGCTGGCAGATGTGGAATATGAGCTGGTACGGATTCGGGAAGTTACTGCACACAAAAACCAAGTATTTAAGATCCTGTCGTTGATTAAAGAAAAGGAGTCATTGCAGAAGCAACTGAACACCCTGGAAGAATATATTCGTCAGCACAAACACGTCCGGGAAATGATTCACCTCTACAAACAACGAGCCAAGCCCCTGGATAAAGCCGTCCAGATATTAACCCTTATGGACCAACGGGACATACTACAAAAGGATGCAGACTCCCTAGAGACAAAGTTGGACAGGTTAAAGGATGTAACAGACAAGTGGAAAATGAAGATTGATCTGGCCAAAGCCGGACAAAAGACATTTGACGCAAGCATGCCCGATATTTGCCCGCTGTGTGAAACCGATTTAACCACAAGGAATATACATGAAAGATAGCGAAAGACACTTTTGGTTTGGCCTATGGCTGAGCTTTGTGTTAGGAGTCATGTTCTGTATGATGTTGCTTAATATTTCACTATTATGAGAGATACATCACAATTCCACACCTGGTGCAAGGATGGCTATTTTTGGGTTGATCCCACCGAACCGTGGGCTGATGACAGGTACGGGTATACGACTAACAACAAGTGGGATATCATACACAACACCTGTGACCGAATAGTTATTGAAAGAGACACCTCGGAGTGGGCTAGGAATTCAGTGTACTTCTGTTGGTTCCTACTAATGAATAGACGTAGGTGGCCCAACCGTATGGATCACACAAAGGACTCAAGGTCATGGCTCCACTGGCGTGGTAGACAATTATTGCGATGGATGTATTTGATTCCGCATAGCCCATATGGGTGGGTCCACAAGATGACTCGTGATCCTTATATTGCTTGGACTGCCGCAGCTTCCTTATTTCCCAAGGATCGATGGATGGACCACATACCTATAATACCCCTCACCTCATACAACCCCCATACCTGGCAATGGCGCAAAAGGTTGATGAAAGACAATCGAAAGGCATATGTAAAAGAACTGAACTATTTGATGGCATTTGCTGTAATCAACAATCACAAAGCGACATGAAAAGGACCAGGACAAAAGAAAAGGCGAGCAGTATTTTGTGTGGTGATCTGCACCTACGCACAGACACACCCACTTGTCGGACTGATGATTTTGAAGCTACCCAGTGGAAAAAGCTGGATTTCATTTCAGAATTGCAACGAGCCCACGGCTGTCCCGTACTTTGTCCTGGTGATCTGTTCCACCACTGGCGTCCGAGCCCCTATTTGCTGAGTAAAACCATGGAGCATCTGCCAGACCAATTCTATACGGTTTATGGAAACCACGATCTACCACAACACAATATCAACGAGCAAGTAAAATGTGGTATTTACACACTCAAACAAGCCGGAGTGTTGAAAGTATTGAGTGGGGTACATTGGGGACAGACTCCTACAAAACCTTCCATGGTACTGAATCATATGCGCAATGATCCAGACTATTCTGTACTACAACGAAGAGTTCTGGTTTGGCACATAATGACCTACCAGAGCAAGAAGCCCTGGCCTGGTATAAAGAGTCCCAAAGCGGGAGGACTGTTACGTAAATATCCAGACTACGACCTAATACTAACCGGGGACAATCACCAAGCGTTCGTAGAAAATCACGATGGACGGGTATTGGTTAATCCAGGTTCTATGATGAGACAGAGTGCTGGACAAATAGATTTCAAACCACGTGTATATCTGTATTATGAAAAAACAAACACAGTCGAGCCGATATTCCTGCCTATTGAAAGAAGCTCAGTCAGCCGGACCCACATTGAACGAAGCCAAGAACGCGATGTACGAATTGGTGCTTTCATTGAAAAGTTGCAAGGAACATGGGACAGCGGACTCAATTTTGAAGCAAATCTTGAAGAGTTTTTCAAGGCAAACAAAATAAGTAAGCCCGTGGAACAGATAACATACAAAGCAATTGAATCATGAAAATTATAGAAGGACAACATGTTGACGTATTAGTCACAG